ATACAAACTGTAATAGATCGTGGATATTCTAATCTATATTATTCACCTAAGAGTGATTCCTCACTAAGTGAGTCGTATTTTGACCGATATATGGATACATCAAAAATGGTTCCTGGTTTTACTATGTCATCAAGGCTACGTCCTATGGTAATAGGTAAATTTCAAGAATACATTTCTGACCAAAGTGTAATCATCCATTCAAAAAGATTGTTAGAAGAAATGAAAGTGTTTATTTGGAAAAATGGTCGTGCTGAAGCACAACAAGGTTACAATGATGATCTTGTTATGTCATTCGGTATGGCTATGTTCATGAGAGACACTTCATTTAAATTCAGACAAAACGCATTAGATTCTTCCCGAGCAACCCTAAATAATATATCCACCAGTAGAAATTATCAACCTGGGGTTTATAATAACTCGGGTGTTAAAAACCCATATGAACAAGAAATTGGGGGTAAAGTAGAAAGTATTAGATGGTTACTTTAATATATTTATAATAATAACAGAACACTATGGCTGATACTAGCTTATTTAGAAGACTACAAAGATTATTCTCCACAGACGTTGTAATACGCAATGTTGGAGGCAACCAACTTCAAGTAGTAGATACAGATCATATCCAAACTAGTGGTGAATTTGCAACTAATTCATTAATGGGTAGATTCCAAGGCATTTACCAAAACCCAGCTTCTACCTCTCTTTTAGGTGCTCAATTTAACCTTAACTATCAATATTTAAGAACTTATCTTTACAGTGATTATGATTCAATGGATACGGATGCTATTATTGCTTCTGCTCTTGATATTATTGCTGATGAGTGTACTTTAAAAAATGATATGGGAGAGGTACTTCAAATTAGAAGTAGTGATGAAGATATTCAAAAGATTTTATATAATCTTTTTTATGATGTATTAAACATTGAGTTTAATTTGTGGGCATGGACTCGCCAAATGTGTAAATATGGAGATGCCTTCTTAAAACTAGAAATCTCAGAAAAATTTGGTGTATATAATGTTATTCCTTATTCTGCTTATCATATGGAAAGAAAGGAAAACTTTGACCCTGAAAATCCTTCTAAAGTAATATTTAACTATAGCCCTGATGGTTTCTATGGTGGTGGTTCCTCAGGTTACTACTACACCCCAAATGCCCAAAACCCAGGCAATACTATTACTTTTGATAATTATGAAATTGCTCACTTTAGATTATTAGCAGATTTAAATTATCTCCCATACGGCCGTTCTTATATTGAACCTGCTCGTAAGCTTTATAAACAATATGTTTTAATGGAAGATGCAATGCTTATTCATAGAATTGCTCGCGCCCCAGAAAAACGTATTTTTTACATTAACGTAGGTTCTATTCCACCTAATGAGGTAGAAAACTTCATGCAGAAGACTATCTCAACTATGAAGCGTACTCCACTTCAAGACCCACAAACAGGTGAATATAACTTAAAGTATAATATGCAAAATCTTTTAGAAGATTTTTATATCCCAGTTAGAGGTAATGATCAAGCAACCAAAATTGAACATACCCCAGGTTTAGAGTATGCTGCTATTGAAGACGTAACTTACTTACGTGATAAATTATTTGCTGCTCTTAAGGTGCCTAAAGCATTTATGGGTTATGAAAAAGATTTACAAGGTAAAGCTACATTAGCAGCTGAAGATATTAGATTTGCTCGTACAATTGACCGCATTCAACGTATTCTTCTCTCAGAATTATACAAAATAGCATTAGTTCACTTGTATGCTCAAGGATATACAGGAGAACAAATGACAAATTTTGAGTTAGGTTTAACAACTCCATCAATTATCTATGATCAAGAACGTATTGCGTTAATGAAAGAGAAAGTTGATTTAGCTGCTCAAATTATGGAAAATAAATTACTCCCAACAGATTGGATTTATGATAACATTTTCCATTTAAGTGAAGACCAATATGATGAATATAGAGATCTAATCATCCAGGACCAAAAACGTAGATTCCGTATGGCTCAAATTGAGACAGAAGGTAATGATCCACTTACAACAGGTCGTTCATATGGTACCCCACATGATTTAGCTTCTTTATATGGTAAAGGAAGGTATGAAGATGCTTCTGTACCTGAGGGGTATGATGAAAAAGTTCCTCTAGGTCGTCCTAAAGAAAAAGCATCTAATATTAATACACAAAATAATGCTTTTGGTAGAGACCGTTTAGGTAAAAAAGATATGAAACATGATGACCAATCAGGAGTTAATGAAGGTGCTAAAACATCTTATATTAAAAATCATACTTTATTAGAAAGTTTAAAAAAAGATTTAGTGTTTAATACAGATAAACGTAGAGAATCACTATTAGACGAATCACAAATTAAAGAGTAATATATCTCCATATATTTATTATAAACCAAATTTAGAATGAATATTAAACATTCAAAGTATAAAAATACTGGTATCCTTTTTGAGCTATTGGTTCGCCAAGTGACGGCTGATACTCTTAATGGGAAAAACTCCCCTGCATTAAATATTATTCAATCTTTTTTTGTTAAAAGTGAATTAGGTAAAGAGTATAAATTATATGAAACTTTAACTAAAAACGTTTCTTTAACTGAAGGTAAAGCTAATTTGGTATTAAATACTTTACTTGAAAATTTTAAAAAATTAAATCGTACTTCTTTAAAAAAACAAAAGTATAATTTAATTAACGAAATTAAAAAACACTATAATTTAGAAGATTTTTTTAAGACTAAACTTCCTAATTATAAAATATTTGCAGCTTTATATACATTAGCTGAAATCGAAAATACTCAAGCATTAGTAGATACTACTCAAATTATTAATAATAAAGTTACTTTATTAGAACATTTATCTACTTCTCCTATTACAGAAACTAAAGTAGAAGCAGATATTTTAAAAGAATTCCAATCATATGACAAGGATACACGTATGTTAACTTATCGTATTTTAATGGAAAAATTTAATGGTAAGTATTCAAACTTACATAATAGCCAAAAAGAAATTCTTAGAGAATATATCAACTCCGTAGACTCTGCTCCAGTATTAAGAGAATTTTATAATTCTAAAATTAACGATATTAAAACTGAATTATCTCAGCTTTTAGAAACTACTGTAGATACTACTGTTAAAATTAAAATTAACGAAATAGTAAGTTTGATTTCTCCCTTAGATAAAACTTCTAAAATTACAAGCAATAACATTGTAAATATTCTTCAATATTTAGAACTTTTAGAAGAGCTTAAATTGGCAAATGAAAAATCTTGAACAAATTATTAGAGAAATAGCTAGGGGTAAAAAATTTATCCTTAAACCTACACCTGGTGGTGAGGAAGAGAATGAATCTGACGTAATATATGTTCCCGATTTTGAAATCCTTTTAAAGGATATTAATCGTGCTTTAGATACACTTAGAACAGTAGCAACCTCTGATGAGGTTATTAACGATCCAAAATTCGGAGAAATCTATCAAGAATTTAGAAAACTAAGAAATAATCTTAGAACGCATATGCGTAATAGATACCCTTCAGAATACCAAAAAATTAAAGGTATGTTTGAGATGAGTGGTGTTAATGGTGGATCCGCAACTTTTACTCCGGGCACTGGTGCTAACTATGCTACCCCAGCAGCCTTTAACCCTAACAAAAAAGATAAAGGTACTCAAAATAAGTACTATTATAAGTTAGGAATGAAAGATGTAAATGAATCTAATCCTGGTGCAACATTAGGCCCAGGCCCAAAAGCATCTAAAGACGGAGTTAAAAACAATTATTATGTAAAAGCATTTGGTTGGAAACCCGTAGCTAAACCCCATTCGACAAAAGGCGTAGAAGTTAAATATTTATGGGGAAAGAAATAATATGTATAAGTATAAATTAAAATTAAAAGAAGCCGATCCTGGTCGTGTTCAATTCCAAGAAAGACGCATGCGTGCCTTCCAGGAAATTGAAGCTCGTTTAAATAATTTATATCCACTGTTAGATAATGCTAAAGATGAAACAGCAAATTACTACAAAGAAAACCCAGAATCCTACGCTGTAGTATATGGAACTGATTTAATTTTAGACTTAATAAAAGATATTGAAACAATTTTAAAAGGAGACGAATGAAAACTTTACAAGAACAGTATAACTTATTAACCGAAGGAAAAGGACATAAAGATTTTTTTATGAAATCCGCTCGTAAACTTTTCCCTCAATATATCACTCAAATTACACCATATGAAACTGCTGTAAGCATTTTAAAGCAAAAGCAAATTTTATCTGAAAGATTGATTGGTATGACTACTACTTCCCCTTTTGAAAGATTCAATAACTTCCTTTCAGAAGAAGCAAAAGCAGTAGAAAAAAAGCCTACTAAAGAAGTTACCGATATGGAAACTCGTGATTTCGATTATAAAGACCCTAAAAATATTGATAATTTATATGGTCAAGAATTTTTAGAAGGTTACTATGCTGAAATGAAAGATCCTAAAAATAAAGATAAAACTGTAGATGAATTAAAAGAGATTGTAGCTAAAAACTTAGCTAAAGATCGTACTTATTATACTACAAATCAAGCTTTTGGTTTAATGGGCATTGGTTATCAAACCGAGGTTCCTGGGTTAGGTACTCCTAAAGAAGCTAAAGGTAAATATAAATCAAGTGGCTATGGAGACTTGCCTAAAAAAACCGTTAAAGAAAACATGATTAAATTAGTAGACTTACTCTTAGAAAACGAAGACACTAAAGAAAAAGAAGCACATTATCGTGGTGCTGAAAAAGATGATGCTGCCCATATTGCTGATTTAGAACAAGATATGGAAGACGATAAAAAAGCTGATAAAAAAATCGAAAAAGAAGGTTTAGAAAATCGTCTTCGTCAAATTGAAGTAGCAGGAAATGTTGCCGCTTTAGAAGCTAAAATGAGAGCTATTGATGAAGAAGTAATGAATCGTGAAGCTAAACTTTCTATGGTTAAAGAAAATGATGCTATTGCTGAATTTATCAATCCTACCCGTATTAAAGAAATTGAAAGAGAAATTAAAGAACTTTCAAAAGCAAAAGATAAATATAATAAGTTACTTGAAAAAGCTACCGGCTCTAAGAAAAAAGAAATAGTAGACGAAACTACAGACGAAGAATAAGATGAAACAAGTTCTCATTGAGACCCAATCTTTTAAGGTATCACCTGCAAAGTTAACGGAACAACGAGCTCCATCTGGTAATCCGTTAGTTGAGGGTATATTAGCAACCGCCGAAGTTAAAAACGGTAATGGACGCTATTATGCTAAAGATTTATGGGAAAGAGAAATTGATAAATACAAAGAAGTTGTAAAAGAAAATAGAGCAACAGGCGAATTAGACCACCCAGACTCTTCTATTATCAACCTTAAAAACGTATCTCATATTATTAGAGATATGTGGTGGGATGGTGATCATGTAGTAGGCAAAATTGAAATTTTACCCACTGCATCTGGTAATATTTTAAAAGCTTTAATCGAAAACAATGTACAAGTAGGTGTTTCATCTCGTGGTATGGGTTCATTAAAACAAGTAGGTGAAGTATTAGAAGTACAAGATGACTTCGAATTATTATGTTGGGACTTTGTTTCAACACCTTCCAATCCAGGCTCATATATGCATGTGATCAAAGAAGGCAAAGAAGTTGAAACCAACAAATATATAAAAGTTAATTCCATTATTACTGAAATTTTATGTGCTAACGGCACATGCCCAGTATTTTAAGAAGCCTGCTACCTTAGGCAAGGTCCCCGAAAGGGGGCCTTTTTTTATTTTTGAATAATCTGCATATATGTATAGATATAATATGTCATCTCTTATATGACATCCAATTAAGTATAATACAAATTACAGTTCCTGAATAACTGTACTCCACAAACTAAATTTTGAGGTAAAATGGCAAACAGAGATATGCTCGCAGAAGCAATCGCTGATGCAAAAGCGCTTAAAGAAACCGCTATTGCAAACGCAAAAGCTGCTTTGGAAGAGGCCTTTGAACCACGTTTAAAATCTATGTTAGCTGCTAAGCTACAGGAAATGGACGAGGAAAAAGAAATCGACGAAGTAGAAGAAAATTACAGCAAAGAGGAAGTTGACGAGAAATTATCTAATCCAGTGATGCGTCACGGTCTTAAAGGCGACGACTACGAAGAAAAGCGTACCGAGAAAATGAGAGACGATGCTAGCTTGGATGAAATGGATCTTGACGAACTTTTAGCTGAACTCGAAGAAGAAATGGGTGGTAAAGAAGACATGAACGAAAATGCTCGTACTGACGCCGAAGAAGAAGGCTACCTTGATGGTATGCACGATGAAAAGGAAGATGAAGAGGATAAAGAGGAAGATGAAGATATCGACCTTGAGGAAATGTCAGAAGACGATCTTAAATCTTTTATCGAAGATGTAATTGCTGATATGGTTAAATCCGGTGAATTAGAAGCCGGTGAAGAATTCGAAGTTGAAGACGAGGACGAAAACGAAGACGAAGTTGACGTTGACGTTGATGTTGAAGACGAAGAAACCGTTGATGAAAACGCACGTACAGATGCTGAAGAAGAGGGTTACCTCGACGGAATGCATGATGAAAAAGAAGACTTAGATGAAAGTGCTTTAGATAAACTTAAAGCTCTCTACAATGACAAAGAATTACTTTCTAAAATCATTACAGTAGACGGTGAAAAAGTTTCAGTTAAAGACTTACTTAAATTAGCTAGTTCGGGTGCTACAGCTGGTATGAAAAAATCAGGTGCCGGCGAAGGACCATTCCAAACTGAGGCTAAAGAAGAAATGGACGAAATGAAAAAAGAACTTGACGAGTTAAGATCTGAACTTCATGAAGTTAATCTTCTAAACGCTAAACTTCTTTACACTAACAAAATCTTTAGAGCTAAAAACTTAATGGAATCCCAGAAAGTTAAAGTTCTTGAGGCTTTTGATAAAGCAACTACCGTTAAGGAAGTTAAGCTTGTATTTGAAACTTTGAACGAAGGCATTAAAGAAAAAGCCACAATCAAAGAAAACTTAGGCAGTGCCTCTAGACCGGCAGGCGTTGCGCCAAAACAGCAAATTGTTGAAGTTGATTCACAAGTTGCTAGATGGCAAAAATTAGCTGGTATTATTAAATAATAAATTCTGATATAAAAATGTCACAAATCCAATCTCTTTTAGAGTCTGCTGGTCAAGGGTATAAAAACCTTCAGTCAGACGCAGCTAAATTAGCTGCTAAGTGGGAAAAGACAGGTTTGTTAGAAGGCCTCAAGAGTGAGACTGAGAAAAACAACATGTCATTGATCCTCGAGAACCAAGCCAAGCAGTTAGTAACCGAAATCTCTCAAGTAGATGGTGGTACAGCTACTTTCACTCCTGGCACTGGTAACAACTGGGCTGGTATCGCCTTACCATTGGTAAGAAAGGTATTCGGTCAAATCGCTGCTAAAGAATTCGTTTCTATCCAGCCAATGAACCTTCCTTCAGGTCTAGTATTCTACTTAGACTTCCAGTATGGTTCAACTAAGGATTCAGCTTCTGAAACAGCTCCTAACAAGTACACTGCTGGTCAATCAGTTTATGGTAACCAAGCTTCTTCAGCTTACCCATTCTCTACAACTGACCCAGTTGAAGGTGGTGGTTTATACGGTGCCGGTCGTTTTGGTTACTCATTACCAACTCAATCAGCTCCTGATACTTCTATCGTTTTCACAGCTGCCTCAGCTTCTTGGAAGGATGTAGGTTTTGACTCTGCACTTTCAGCTTCTGTTGCTGCTGGTGAAGTAGTTAAAATCACTATCGCTACTATCCAAGCTCAAGTAACTCCTGACTACGGTGTAGTTGATACACAAGCCGTTAGAGGTTTCTCATTCATCTCTGCTTCTGCAGTATTAGGTCAGATCCCAGCTTACAACTATTACACTGGTACTTCAGCTACTGATGGTACTGTAACATTGTTCGTTTCTGGTGCTGAAGGTACAATTGCTAACGGTTCTACCGGTACATTATACTACTTCATCCAACCTACACAGAACAACGCTGGTGACTTCGAGAATACTGCTGCTATTCCAGAAATCAACATCCAAATGCGTTCAGAAGCTATCGTGGCTAAAACACGTAAGCTTAAGGCTGTATGGACTCCAGAATTCGCTCAAGACTTGAATGCTTACCAAGCTCTTGACGCTGAAGCTGAAGTTACAAACATCATGTCTGAGCACATCGCTTTGGAAATCGATTCTGAAATCTTAGGTATGTTGATCCAAGATGCTGCTGCTGGTACAGAGTACTGGTCAGTACAAAACAACCGTTTCTATGTTTCTGGTGACGACTTCACTAACGACACTAACGGTTACTTCAACACCCAAGGTCAGTGGTTCCAAACTTTAGGCACCAAGATGCAGAAGTTGAGCAACAAGATCCACCAGTTAACTCTCCGCGGAGGTGCTAACTTCATGGTATTGTCTCCAACTGTAGCTACTGTAATTGAGTCAATCCCTGGATTCGCTTCTAACAGTGACGGTGATGCTTCTAAGATGGAATATGCTTTCGGTATCCAGAAAATGGGTAACATCAACAACCGTTACACCGTTTACAAGAACCCATACATGACTGAAAACACAATCTTGATGGGTTACAGAGGTACTCAATTCCTTGAGACAGGTGCTGTATTCTCTCCTTACATTCCGTTGATCATGACTCCATTGATCTACGATCCAGACACATTCGTACCACGTAAAGGCTTAATGACTCGCTACGCGAAGAAGATGTTACGCCCTGAATACTACGGTAAGATCTATGTATCTGGTTTGAACACTCTTTAATAGAATAGTTCAGTAGTAAATTTGAGCCCCGCGAAAGCGGGGCTCTTTTTTATATGTATTAACAGCAATAAGATGCTAACGTCCTTTTTATTAATCTATTTTTTTCAATATGAGTTCTAATCATCATGAAGACGCTGTCTTTCAAGAAAAGCGTAAACCAAAAAACCCAATTAAATTTAAAATAGAACTAAACCCAGAGCAAAAAGAAGCCAAAGCAAAAATATTAAATAATACAGTTACATTACTAGCCGGATCGGCTGGTTCAGGCAAGACGTTACTAGCTTGTCAAATCGCATTAGAAAAACTATTTATGAAAGAATGCGATAAAATCATAATTACACGACCTACGGTGAGCAAAGAGGAAATTGGATTTTTACCTGGTGACCTCCGCGAAAAAATGGACCCATGGGTTCAACCTATATACCAAAATATGTATATGTTGTACGATAAAGTTAAAATCGAACAACTTATAACAGGAGGACAAATTGAAATTGTTCCTGTATCATTTATGCGTGGTAGAACATTTGTTGATTCATTTGTAATAGTAGATGAAGCACAAAACGTTACACATGAACAAATGGAAATGATAGTTACTCGTTTAGGTTTAAGATCAAAAATGATTATATGTGGAGACGACCACCAAGTAGATTTAAAACAAGAACGTGATTCCGGTTTTAGATTTTTATATACAGCTGCTAAAAAAATAAAAAATTTAGAAGCTATTTCATTAAAAACTAACCATAGAAATCCAATTGTAGAAAATCTAATTGAACTCTATGAAGCAGCAACTGAACAAGGCTTAACATTAGGCACATCAGGATCAACTAAGGGTAAATAATTTAATATTTATAACGAAAAAGCATGGCCAATATTCCTATTTATAATGGTACCTCAGATTTTGCTGCTTATTCTGCATCATATGCTGCTAACCCTACGGGTAGTACTCCTACCCCTTTTGGATTTTATAATAATGATCTCCAATTCCAAGCAGATGCTGATAAAGTAACAAATTTCTGTGCTCGTAGATTAGGATGGCCTATCGAAAACGTTGAATTACAAGATATTCAATTTTGGGCTGCTTTTGAAGAAGCTATCACAGTATATGGAAATGAGTTATATGCCTACAAACAAAGAGAAGATTATATCTCAATGGAAGGTTCAGATAATTCATACTTAGCAAATGTAATAGCAAATACCACATTTGAAACTACATTAGTAACTCCTAACATGCAAAACATAGTTCGCTACTCAGAAGAGTATGGTGAACAAGCTGGTGTGGGAGGTAACGTTACTTGGTATAGTGGATCTATTGATTTAAGAAATGGAGTTCAAGACTATGATTTAAATGTTTGGGCTTCAGAATCATTAGGAATTAGTGGTAGTGAATTAGAAGTTAAAAGAGTATTTTACCAAGGCGTTCCAGCCTCAGCTCAATATTTTACACCTGGTGGTGTAGGTTTAGGAGGCGGTGGTTTTTGGTATGCTGGTTTAGGTGGTGTAGCCGCTGGATATGGAATTGGAAATAGCTATTTAGGTACTCCTTTATCATATAACGTTCAAGCTATCCAAGAAGTTGAATTAGCTGATACTATTTTATCTAATAATTATAGTTTTGAGTTAATTAATAACAACCTAAGAATATTCCCAGTCCCAAACATGGATGAACGTTTAGGACACAAATTATGGCTCCAATATACTATTGTAAGCCAAGTATATGCTGATAGCCTTAGCTCAGGAAGTAGTCTTGTTACTAACATATCACAATACCCATTTAACAACCCAGTATATTCCCAAATAAATTCTGTAGGTCGTTCTTGGATATTTGAATACACTTTAGCATTAGTTAAAGAAATGTTAGGATATGTTAGAGGTAAATACACTCAAGTCCCAATCCCAGGAGCTGAAGTAACATTAAACCAACAAGATTTATTAACATCTGCTACTGCTACTAAAGATGCCTTAATTACAAGGTTAAGAGAATACTTTGATTCAACTTCTCGTCAATCAATGTTAGAAAGAAGAGCAGCTGAATCTGTAGCTAGAGTATCAGAGATCAATAATGTACCAATGACTATATTCATAGGATAATGGCTCTATACGGACAGGCACGAGATATTTCAATGTTTAGGTACGTTAATCGTGAGATAATGCACAACATTATTTCACAAGAATGTGTTTTATATAAATTTAATTTAAATGAAACTAACGTAAACATTTACGGAGAAGCATCTCAACAAAAATATTATAATCAACCTGTATTGTTGTACTGCTTAATTGAAGTTCCCGATCAAGATTTCCCAACAGGAGATATGGGCGTTAGCTTTGATTGGAAACCTACGTTTAGATTTTTAAGAGATGATTTATTAAATCCCACTTTACCTCAAAACGGAGTTTATCAAAATGATAACCCTTATGGCGCAGCTATTGTACCTCAAGTAGGTGATATTATTATGTACCAAAAAGCATATTTTGAAATTGATAATACTAATCTAAACCAATTCTTTGTTGGTAAAGACCCAGATTATCCATTTAATGACGATAATGGAAACAACTATCCGGATTCACCTCAAAACTTAAATCCTCTCCCCGAAACAGATTTATCTGAATTTGGGTATAATGTATCTGTTATTTGTCAAACACATTACATTCCTGCTGATAAAGTACAAATTCAATTAGAAAGATTTTAATGACTGATTATAGAAAACCCGTACCAAAATCACAAAAGGAGATTAGCAATAGTCTTCAAAATCCTTATGATCCTACAGTAGGAAACCCAAATAAGGATACGGAATTCTCTCAGTTCCCAAATACAAACCAAGCAGGTATACCATTTAATCGTTCTGAACAAATGTCTCTTAAGGGAGATACTTATAAACCTTTTACAGTTGGTTTAGAAGACATTGATGAAGCTTTAATGTTTTACTTCCAGAATGTAATTCGCCCATACGTTATTCAAAACGGACAAAGATTAGAAGTACCTATTATATACGGTTCTCCTGAAAAATGGAAATCCGTTCAAAAAGATGGATATTATAAAGATAATAGAGGAGCTACTATGTTACCTCTTATTATGTTTAAAAGAAATTCTGTAACTAAAAATAGAAGTTTAGCTAATAAGTTAGATGCTAATATGCCTCACTTGTATACTTCTTGGCAAAAACAATATAATAATAAAAATTTTTATTCTAATTTTGCTGCTTTAAATAATAGAGTTCCTACAAAACAATTTATTGCTAACGTAGTTCCTGACTATGTTACCCTACAATATACTGTAATGATTCAAACTTACTATATTGATCAATTAAATAAAATTGTTGAAGCTTGTAACTATGCTTCCGACTCATATTGGGGTAATCCCGAACGATATCAATTTAAAGCATCTATTGATAGTTTCCAAACTATTAATGAATTAACTAAATCTGAAGAAAGATCTGTTAGGAGTACATTTGAACTTAATATGTATGGATATATTATTCCTGATATTGTTCAAAAAGATTTGAATTCAATTAAAAAATACAATGAAAAATCTAAAGTTATATTTTCACTGGAGACTACTCAATTAGCACCTACGGGACAAACAACGTTCCTAGATCCGCAAATATTTATGAGTAACCCAGAGGTTACACCTGATGGAAGAAATCGTTTACCTATAGATGTAAACACTAGAAAAATTAATCAAGTTGATACTGAGATATGAGTAATATAAGATTTTTAGATAATGTAGCTGTTAGCTCATACCAGTCTTCACAGGTAGTGGGTGCTGCCTTTCCTAGAGTTGTATTTGCTGGTGAAATTAAAATTGTTGAAACTAATAGTAACTCATATGCTTATGATGTTTACAATTTAGGTACCATTTATATTAATAATGGTGTTGGAGTTGTTATTGGAGGACAAACAGTTTATGCCTATGGTCTATTAAGAGTTGAGAATATTTTAGAAAACCAAGGTATTATTAATGTTGATGGAATTTTAGAATTGGGCAATATTACCAATTAATTTTAATAAAAAAGTAACATATTTATAACAAAACCTATTTGAAGTGGCTCAATTAAATATAACCTCTACAGGAACCTCAGGTATTGCAACTCCCCAGTCTGGAGTTGTTGCTGTTTTTTCTAATTTAGCAGATAATGGTCTATTATATTACAAATATTCTGACGGCTCAATAGCCCCAGTAGACACAGGGGGAACTGGTGGAGGTTCAGGCACTTCAGGCTCATCAGGTACTTCAGGTACCTCAGGCACTTCAGGTGTAGGCACTTCAGGCTCATCAGGTACATCAGGTACTTCAGGTACAGACGGAGCAGCAGGTGCTCCTGGAACATCAGGTACATCAGGTACTTCAGGTACAGACGGAGCAGCAGGTGCTCCTGGAACATCAGGTACATC